AAGGAAGCCGTATAAAGGCGCTGAGTACCGCAATGAGATTGAGCGGAAAGGGTTAGCGGTCAATACGATTAATATGCGGCTGCGGACGCTGAAAACGATGTGCAGGTTCTGGTACGCCGAATCCATTGCGCCTATTAATGCGATGGAAAACATCGGGCAGGTGCGCGACGACAGCCAAAAAGAGGTCGAAGGGTTTCGGGACGATGCGCTTAATAAAATACTGGAGTCGTTGGATGACCGACAGTTCGCTCAATGGCGAGATAAGGTACTTATGTATTTGATGTTGGATACGGGGCTGCGCCCGGAGGAAGGAACGACGGCGAAGATTTCTCAATTCGATTTTACTCGCCTTGTAGTAGTTGTGCCGTCTTATATTGCGAAGAATAGACGCGATCGTGAAATACCGATAACGAGAGAAGTTGCGAAAATGGTTAAGGCTCTATATGAAGAAAGTTGTCAGTATTTTGGACCGCAAGAGTACGTTTTCATCAATGCGTACGGACAGCCCTTTACCTCAGGGGCTTTCAGAAAACGTCTTAATCGTATGAAGAAAAATTTAGGACTCGATAAAGTTTTTCCGAATATGTTTCGTCATACATTCGCCCGCAACTATATTTTAAATGGCGGAGATATTTTTACTCTTCAGCTAATCCTAGATCATGCGGATATCAAAACTACGCGTAAATATGTTCAAATGAGTAATGAGGACGTGAAGGCACAACATAATAAACACTCTCCAGTCAGGAGATACTTACGCCGCTGAAAAATCAGCGGTTATTTTTTTGTCTAAAACGCTGTCCGATCCGAAAAGTTTATACGCAACTATAAGTGAAGACGGAAATTTTTTTGATTCGAGTGTTGCAAAAACGACTATGTTATGCACGTTGTATTAGTGTAAGGAGGTATCCGCATGACAAACGAACATCAACGACTTGTCTCGGTCGAATCGCAGTCCGAATATAATCTGACGTCCGGCAAGTCCGAAACGCGTATCTTCGTCAAAATGTACGTCGATGCCGTTAAGAAAGGACTGATCGCGGACATCGGAGCCGATCGTTGGCAAACGTTGTGTGTCCTCTCGTCATTCATGAACGAAAAGGGCGAATGTTATCCAACGCAGGATCAGATCGCGAAGGCGCTAAATGTACGCAGAGAGGCCGCGAACAAACGTATTAAGGCTCTTTGTGATTATCGTTGGCAAGGGCGTCCGTTAGTCGTTAAGCAGAAGACGAGAGATCCGAAAACTCAGCGGTGGGAAAACACGCGCTACACGATCATGCCGATCAGCCAGCTTGCGATTTTTGACGGGGACACGGAGGAATTGCCGGAGCCACGTGACGAGTAACCGCACACGGCTGAGCCATATATGGCTAGACAACACACTAACAAGAACCATCTTTTAACTAGAGCCATTAAGAACTAGATAAATAATAGCGCTCATATACATTCGCGCGGATTTTCTTAATAAAAGATATATCGCGATTACTAACATCTGCAAGAGTGAGCGTATGCGAACGAATTGCTACGGTTTTATAAAAATTAACGAAGGAGATGACGAAAACCATGCCGATTGAAATCCCGATTTCCCCCGATTACAAACTCACGTCAGACGAACGCAATATCATCGTCAATGAACGCTATTTCACGGACCCAACGAAAGCGCCGAACTGGCCGAAGCGGCTCGCCGAAAATCCCGATCTTGATCCGTCACCAATCGCACGTTGGCGAGAGGTCGCGTACTTCTCATCGGTTGACCGCGCAATCATGTTCGTCATGGATCGGCGGATTAAATTATCGGACGCCAAGACGCTGGAAGACCTCGCACGAATTATACGAGAGTTTCGCGGGGAATTAGCGGCTTCGCTGACGATCGAGGGTAATCGTAAGGGCTGACGTTAGAAGGGCGAAAATAAACGGAATGGGGGCGTTAAAATGAGAAACGGTGTTTATGTAGAGGTTAGCGAATTAGTGGGAAAAACGCTAGACAAAATTACTCGCTGTGCGGACGAAGAGATGTGGTTTTATACGGCGGACGGAGAAGTATACTGCATGTATCACGAACAGGATTGTTGCGAGTCTGTATTTATCGAAGATATTTGCGGGGATCTTGACGACTTAATCGGAAGCCCGCTAGTCATGGCTGAAGAAATTTACGAAGATAGAGAGCCGTTAGACGGTTGGGACGTTAGCTATACGTGGACGTTTTATAAATTCGCTACGAATAAAGGATACGTAACAATTCGATGGTACGGCTCATCAAACGGATATTACTCGGAATCAGTCTCTTTTGAGCGACTGGATGAGGAGGCGTTAAAATGATCGTTCCAAAATTCGATAGAGATCGCATTATCCAGGACGCAAAGGCACTCGGAATTGAGGTGCGTGAAGTTGCTCCGGGAGAGGGCGGCGTATTTATCCAGGAGGAAGACGGATCGGATCGTGAGTTGACGACGTTCGATCTATTTCCGGAAGCCAAAGAAATCGCAGACTTGCGTTGTGCCGTTGCCGGATTGATTGCGGAAAACGAGCGGTTGAAACACACGATCGAGGAAGCGGAAGAACTTACGGCCGACCTCTACGTCAGGTCAGAGTGGCAGCCATCAAAGCCGGGAGTGATCTCGATGAAACTTCCGGAGAATCTTTCGGATGGCCAGCGACATATCATCACCGCATTACACGGACTGCTAATGCGCGAATTAAAGGAGGACGAACGATGAACGTTACAATTACGATGATTGACGACGAGATTCGGAAAATACTCCGAGACCACTTTGCGCAAAAAGGATTTAACGTTAAGGGTTCGCAGATATATTCGGACGACAACGGCATTGTTCGTTTCGATATACAACTGTATGCGTACGATATTCTGGCGAAGGAGGACGGAAGATGAGCGAAATTAACAAGCCGGTAATTACGAAGGAGCAGGCGGATTCGATAGAGGCGTTTTTAGAGGTGGGGACAAAAGAAGAACTGCTTACTGCTAAAGTGCACTGTTGTCATTTTGGAGATGAATATTCCGGAATTAATACTATCGATATCATGACGATCGCAGCCGCATTAATCAACGGATATGAAGTCGAAAAGACGCCGGAGGAGAAGGTGCGCGAGTATTACGAATCTTACGGGGGTTCACCTAGCGCAATGGAACGGAAAGAAGCCGTTCAAGATACGCTCGACCTACTAGGAATTAAAATCGAAGGGGTGAATGCGTAATGAGACCGACATCGATCGAACTTAATACGTCAATGACGAAATTGAGACTCGGCGTATCTGAAGAACTTTATCCGCATGTATGGACGCTTATCCGGGAAATCGAAGCTTTGCGTAAGATTAACGAAATGGGTGACGAAAATGCCAACGACAGATAAACCGGTAGCCAAATGGAATACACGCGACTTTCAGGCGTACTTAAAAGCGGAGCATGAGCGGCTGTACGGCATCCCTTACGTTCCGATGCCTACTCGCGATCCTTGGAAGGCGGAAGCGGGAATGCTCGGTCGTTGGGTCGGAACGAAGCGGAAGCCCGGCGAATATGGGCCGGAAATAACGAAGCGATTCATCGATCTGTGCTTTGCGGAATATCGTCCGACGGCAGAATGGCCGGGAGTCAATTTCGGTTGGATGAAAACGTATATGGGTACGAAAATACAACGGGTAGCTGCGGAAATCAGGGCCGAAGAAGAGGCGCAACAAAGGCGGGAGCAGCAGGCGGAAATCGGCGACGACTTTTATTAAACGGAGGGATTGCGGTATGGCTAAAACGAAAAAGTATGTGCGGATTCTGAAGGCGAAATATGAGTCGATGTGGTATGCGGATAAGATCGGGGAGGTGTTCGAATTGACTGGAGAGACAGTCTCGTTCTACGACGTTAGGGTTCCGGGAGTTGGCCGTCTTGTTAATGTCGAAGACGCCGAGCTTATCGTCACAGAAAAGCGTCCGGCCAAGGTTGGCGAGCGAATTCTGATCGTTAATGATGAATTTGATACGGATAACAACGGACAAATTCACAGGGTTTGTTGCTACGTAAGCGAGTCGACCGTTAATAACGAACACATTATAACCGATGATGGGGCCGTGTTTTTGACTTCAGAATACGAAGTCATTGTAAATAACGAAGTTAAAAACGAGGAGGATGACGAAATGGAAAACGTTGAAAAACGATATGAAGCTGCGGTAGAAAATGCGAGGGATGCGATCGAAGAATTACGCCTGGCTGCTTACGCAAAAGGGTTCGAAGATGCGAGACGTAAGTTGATGGCGCAGGCTCCTGCTGAAAAGACCGCACAAGAACGCCGAGATGAAATCGTCGAGCAGGCGAAGGCGGACGTTGAACGTCTTAGGACGAATAATAGATTGTGGCGGACTTTCGATATAACGTTCGATATCAACCGTGAAAATAGAACCGTAGAGGCAATCGCAAAGAAAGTGTTTAGCAGGACTGCGTTTTATGGAACAGCAATATGTGCGCCGGACGATTGCTTCAACGAGCATATCGGAAAGGCTATCGCTCTCCATCGCGCACTTGGACTCGAAGTACCTGACGAATATCTCAACGCACCGCAGCCGACTGAGGCTCGTGTGGGAGACGTTGTTAGATCGACTGTAGATAAATCGAATGAGTACGTAATAGCGAAAGGCGAGAAAGCATGGCACGAAGGTATGGCGGGTCTTTCGTCAATGGTCGCTAAATATGGAAGGATTATCGACGACAGCCGGACGGAGGTGGGCGAATGAGCATCGGACTTGAAATAAAACGACTGTTGGATGAAGGTTATACGGTGAAATCTGCTGCGGCTGGAAGAGTCGGAGAAATAACCAGTGTCTCAGACAGCGGCCATCAGATCTATTTTCGTCCACGAAATAAGAAATGGATCGGTATTACGACCTTTAATATCGGAGATAAAGTCCGTATCGAAAAGCGTGACGATCATTACGAGGTAGTAAACGTAATCGAGAACTAACGAAAGGAGTGAACGCCATTGACTAACGAAAGAAATTGCGTCCTTGCTAACGGATGTAAAGCGGCCGGCACGTCCGCCTGTAACCGCCAATGCCCGCACTTCATCGCCCTACACGGCGCATCGGGAAACGGCGGCCGATCTGCGGCGGCAGGCTTACCGCGAGAATATCGACTGACAACGCTCGCCAATTCGCCAGCCAGAGCGGATCAGCCAACGGTATATAAATCGGTTGAAAACTACGTCAAGACGTTCGATCGCCAGTTTGAGCAAACGGAGGGCTATATCGAACCGGCTGACCGGATCAAGTCGTTGTATCTCTACAGCGCGAACTCCGGCACCGGCAAGACAACGACAGCGGCGGCAATCCTTAACGAATGGCTGCGCGTCCATTACAGCGGATCGTTGCGGCGTGGTCTTGAACCGTTACAGCGTCCCGCCTATTTCCTCGATGTGAACGAGTGGCAGACGGAATTCAACCTCGCAACCATGACGAACGATGAGGACGGCTTGACGGAATTCAAACGTAAGATGACGCTTGCAATGTCGGCGCCTTTTGCGGTGCTGGACGACGTTGGGGTGCGGGATTGTACGCCGGCATTTCGCGGCTATCTTCACGCAATAGTTAACGCAAGAGTGACGAATCAGCTTCCGACTGTCTATACGAGTAATATTGCGCTCGGACGTCTTTCGGACGTATTCGGAGAGAAAAGGCTGGCGGACCGGATCGGCGATTTGTGCTGGGTGAGCGAGTTCGAAGGTGAATCGAAAAGGGGGCTGCGGAGATGAAAGCCGAAATCACTTTCGGAGACCTGGTCGCAGTAGACGGATATCCTGACCGAATATTCTTCGTTGATGCGCGCAGGAAAGTCGAAGAGGAGGACGATACCGGCGTCTCTACCTACGTCGAGTTCGATCTGACTGACGCAATCCACGGCGAATGGATTCTCGCTGATGCGAACGATATCCGGCTAGTCTGCCGCAGTCAGTACGTTGACGAATATCTTGACGGAGTTGATTACGAAAACTATCCGGAGCCGGAGGGAACAGCGTTTCATTGGGCGGAATATCTTCCGGAAGTGCCTACCGAAGAAGTCGTAACTAAGCTTAGCGAAGGAATCAAAAAGGCGTGGGATGACATGGCGAAAAAGAAGACGGAGAAGATCGATGAGCTGCTCGACGAGTTAAACGATTACAAACGTCTGGAAGCGATGTATGGTGATGCGGAATATAAGGCGAAGCAGGACGAAGCTAAGGCGAAATTAAAGCGGGAGGTCGAACGATAATGTACCGTCTACTCTATCCGTTAAAGTGGACGTTTGCTGCGCTTGATTGGGCGTTCTATTACATCGGAGTTGCTGCGGACTTCATTTCGGATATGTTCGGTGAGGCCACCGACAACATCCGCATTCGAATCGAAATAGCGAAAAAACTGAAGAAGGGCGTTAGAGTCATTTATATCGAGAAGAAGAGGAGGGATCGCGGATGAACTACGGTGTTTTAATGCTATCGAAGGTGATCGAACAGAACGATCCGAACGCGCTGTTACGGTTTAATATAACCGCCGAGGATCTGCCAACGGAAGGCGAACGCAAGGCACTCCGGTACATCACGGAATATGCGGAGAAACACGGAGGCCAGGCGCCGACGGCCGAGATGGTGGCGAATGAGGTGCCGGACTTCCAGCCGGATTTTAATATCGAGGCCAATTACGATTACCTGGCGGAAAAACTACGGAAACAGGCTGCGTTGCGAGAGTTCGTTGATATTGCGGAAAAGGAGCTTCCGGAACGGTTTAGCCAAGCGCAAGATAATCCGGAAGAGTTATTTTCATGGTTGACGGAAAAAGTCGAAAGTCTTAAAATTAGAACAAACGTTCGTAGTTCAGTTGGCACCGATATCAAAAAAGATATCGACAAATTCAAAGCCGAATACGAAAACCGCAAGGCTGGCGAGTCTTTCCGGATCTGGCGTAGCAAATTCGACTTCATAAACCGTGCCATGGGCGGCTATGTTTCATCGAACGTATACGTTATTTATGGGAAATCTGGACGGGGAAAATCGGCCATTGCGTTGGAGGAAGCGATTAATTGCGCGATGCAGGGGGCGAACGTTCTAATCTGGTCGATGGAAATGGGATGGTACGAGGTTCTCGTCCGGCTTTACGTTTCCATTTCGGCAAGCATTGGCGTGACAAAAGCGAATCTTGATGGCGTCGATATTGAGGCGGGATTTAACTCGCGAGATGTTCGCCAGGGCAAGCTGTCCGACGAATTCGAAGTCGGGTTTATGGAGTTCCTCGATAAGATGAACGAATTGATTCCGGGGAACATCATTGTCCGCGCGGTAGACGACGAAGACTTCGGCTCTCGGAAACTCCGCGACCTAAAGGCGGATATACTCGAAACGAAAGCCGACGTCGTGCTAATCGACCCTTTTTACTATTTAGATTACGAAAAGAACACGTCGAAGACTGCGGGCGGAGACGCGGCAGAAACCTCGAAGAAACTACGCCGTCTAGCCGGCCAAACAAAAACGACTGTCTTTGCACTAACTCAAGCTGATGAAGAAGACGAAAAGGCCGGTGAGGATGGATCACGCGAACTTAAACTGTCGCAGCGTAAGGACGTCAAGAAAACGAAAGCATTACTCGAAGATGCTGCGCTATTGATTGCGGTAGATACGAACGCAGAGGAAGGGCGTGGCCTGATCGGTCTGAACAAAGGCCGGGATGGCGGCGAAGGCAAGAGCGCTGAGATCGTTTATTTGCCGCAGTTCGGCGTCATTAATCAGTTAGGAGGAGCCGAAGGATCAGCGGATCAGTTCGATTTCTAAGCGATGGAATTTATCGGATAACATTGTCAAGATTTACCGCGATTCTTTCGACAAAATACGATGGAATTTTTCAAAAACAGGGCGTAATATATAGAACAATCCGTAAATTTAGTCCGAAAGGAGTGATACGAAAGTGCCGATTTTAACGTTAAATGGCCGCCAGGTCGACATCGACATACGGTATGAACTCGAACAATTCGAATGGACGCGGCCGACCTGGACGGATGAGCGCCTTCTGGCCGCAAGTCCTTTCCGATATGACCGGACGCCAAGCTTTTACGTTTACCTTGACGATACGGCGACCGCAAAGGCCGGCTATTGGGGCGATAGCGGCTACTATGATGCGGAATATGCGCGAGGTGGCTTCGTTAAGTTGCTCGCCTTCTTGCGCGAAGAAACCGAAGAAGAGACGGTCGAATACCTGATCGATGCGTATGCGCCGGAATCTGAAGACGGAAAGCTCACGCTCAGGCTGCCGAAGCTGAAGATCACAAAGAATCGCGAACCGTTGAGCGAATCGATAGTCGACGATGTGGCTGCGGGGCCTAACGCTTATCTTAAACGGCGCGGGATTATGCCGGTTGTCCAACGTTTAATGGGCGTCGGGATGGCTGGCGGTGCGGTTGCGTTGCCCTGGCGGCTTCCGAACGGCCGGCTTGCCAACGTAAAGTATCGGTCAACGTGGGGCAAGGCGTTCTGGTACGTCGAAGGCGGTTGGCCGATACGGGACCTTGTTTACGGAATGAATGTCGTGTATGACCGGCGGCTGAGGCGCGTTGTCCTATGCGAGGCGGAGATCGATGCGCAATCGTGGATGACGGCGGGCGTACCGGCGATCGGGACCGGGGGATCTTCGTTCAACCAACGGAAGGCGGATATTATCGTCCAGTCTCCGATCGAACACGTGACAATCGTGACAGACAACGATAAGGCCGGCGATAAGTTGCGGGCGGAGGTCGAGCGTTATTTAAACGGGAAAGTCGGACTTGCACACGGATATATTACGGAGGAAAAGGATGCGAATGAATTTTTGCTTGCAAAGGGGAGAGCGGAGTTGAAGGCGGTGTATGAGCGTGCGGAGGACGTGAAGCAGTGGCGGCTGAAGTTACCTAAACGGGTAAGTTTTTCGTTGACGGGCGACACTTAATCCCGTCAGCGACCGACTACCGGTTATTCTTCGACGATCCATTCGTACAGGTCGTCCATGCGGCAGTTTAGAATTACCGAAAAAGTTTTCGCAGTATCAAGGTTCATCCGTTTTGTTCCGTGTACATAACCGGATACGTGCGATTCCTCAACGCCAGCTCTATCGGCGAGCTGCGCTTGGTTCATTCCAGCTTCACGGAGTCGGTCGCGAAGTAAACATTTACCTCGACGATACTTAACCGTAATAAACACCTCCGCAAAGCTTTTGCTTCACGGGGAAATTATAGCTTAAATATCGTTATTTTTCTACGTTATCAGGAACTATTTTAATGACCTTCTCAATAGGTACTCCTAAATAAAGACATATGGCTTCAATCGTTGCCAAACTAACATATTTATCATCGTTAATTTTAGTTACCAAATTGCGGTGGATTACCTTGTCCCTTAGTATTCCTGTAGTTTGTCCACGTTCTTTTAGGTATGACCTCAAAGGCTCATAACTAATCATAAAAAAAATCTCCTTTTTCTAAAATTTTACGCACACAAAAGTGTGCATTTGTAGTATACTATAGATATAACAAAACGTAAATCACATAAAAGGGGTGTCGGGGTTGCGTTCTATAAGAGATGAGTTCACCTATCAAAGAGAGTCTCTGGGGTTAAGTATACCATGTATTTCCTTAGAAACAGGTATTAATCGAGATTGTTTATATGATTTAGAAAATGAAGACAGAATAGGGTTTAGACAACTTGTTAAGTTGGCAAGGTATTTCTTTAAAGAAAAGTACCACGAAAAAATGCGCGATTGGTGTTTGCAGTTAAATACAACAGAAGCCATAAAACAGGCTTTTGAATATTCTGCCATAAAAAGAGACGCAAATTTGTTGAGTCGTCTTATTTCCGAAAATAAAACAGATCCTTATCTTAAATCTTATATTAGTGCTTATTCCATTATCCTCGATTTCATGACTGATGAAATATCATTTAAAGAGATGATTTCGAAAATTGAGAATCTCAAGACTTCTGGGTGTAAAGAGATATCTCTCTTGAAGCAAATATATCAGTGTGTCTCTATGTACTATACGAAGGATTATTTCGAGATTACCAAGGAAGCTGAACGAATTAGTCGTGAGTTATCCAGGATGAAGAGCGTTAGAAAGATGTTCTTTAAAGAGTGCTACGCTTACCGACTGTCTGAAGTTCTTGCGCCAGCATACCTTCACCTTAATGAACTTGATCTTTGTCGTCACCATGCAAATGTTATGATAAAAACGCAATTAAATGATAAACACGAGTCAGATGGTTATTACTACCTCGGAATCTCTTATTTAGCAGAAAACCAAGAGGAGCTTTGTTTGCATTTTCTTAGAAAAAGCGTCGAGGCGGCGAGAAAGACAGGAGAGAGTCTGATTACCAAGGAAGCTGAAAATAATTTAACACTTGCGGAGATTTATTTACACTTTAAAGAGAGTGGGGATATTCCAAATACATCTTTATTAAGTAAACAGATGCTTTTAGGAGGTGATGACGATTTTATAGTATTCTTCGATTACGTAAAAGCTCGATCTATAGATAAGATATATAGAGGATACGGGCACTTTTTTAAAAAAATGAACTTTTTCTTTGCTTCACTAATCGCTGACGTACTACCTTCCCTCGGGATCGACAGAAGACAAGCATCAGAACTTAAATCATTTAAATTTGAAAAAAAAGGAGAGGTTTTATATGAAGAAAGTTTTATTGATGGGATTAGTTTTAGGAGCGATTCTTGCAGTTTTGCCTCATAATGCAGCTGCAACAGACAAACAACAGGTTAATGAAGACGTAAAAGTTGCAGGCATAAAAGTAGGAGGATAATGATTATCCGTCGCCACCAAACGGTGGCTTTTTTAGTTATAAAATTTAGAAAATTGGGTAAAAAATAGTTTTTTTGAGTTCACCCAATTCCGAACATACACTAAAACTAATATGCTAAGATTTTCATATAGAGGACATAACAACAAATACATGAAAATTTTTTGAGATTGTGTTGCAAAAACAGCTGTTACGAGCACGTTGTATAAGTGTAAAGAAAAGGAGGAAAAGATAGGTGGAAAACTCACAATTTAATAGGTTTGAATTAGTTGTTGAAAGCGGAGCAATCCCATTTGTTCTTAATGAGTCTCGGAAGATCGCACACAAGGTGGTAGATGTTACCTCTTTTGAACAAGAGTGTTACCACTATATAGGCGCTGCTCTTGACCGCTACAAAGATAACGGAAGAGAAAAAAAGGCACTAATTCAGAGGATTATACGAGAAGTGAGAAATCGGTTTTTAGACAGGAGGAAGGTTAAGGAATCGATTTCAATCGAGTCAATGTATGAAAACGATAGCGTATGGGAACCTGAAGACGTTTTGGCGAACGTCGAAGGCAAGGTTTTATTAAAAGAAAAGATCGCCCTGTTGGCGCAGGACGATCCAAGAAAAAGAACTATCCTAGAAGCATGGATTCGCGGATGTACAAATGACTCTGACATTTCCACGTTGTTGGCGCAACGTTTTGGAGGAAATGCACGGTGTCACCGAATCTTCATCCAACGATTCCGATCACGCTGCCAAACCCAATTAACAGCGTAATTTTCTATAAACGTAACTAGCCCGGAAGGCATCGCTACACCCTCATCATATACAATCTGTTGTCAAAAGACAAGCGAACAGTATACGAACACACCTTCCGGTCTAGTACGTTTTACCTAAAAAATATGGAGGCGAACGTACTATGAATATCCCCAAAATTACCGATTCCAATACGTATCCTGCGCTAGATCCGCGCAAATTAACCGAAATTTTATACCAAGGCGCATGGCCTGTCGACGAAGATCCGGCGGACTACTACCGACCACAATCGATCAAGGCGGTGCGCGTCGGATGAAACAATACGAAGTCACAAAGCACGCTATTGATCGTGCAGTCGAACGTCTCGGAATCAAGCGAGAGCATGCGAAGGGGCACTTACTGAACTTAATGCAGACGGCTTATTACGTAGGCCAACAGTCGAATGCAAACGGGCGTATTACGAAAATATTCGATCATATTAACAGCCGAACGCGAGTGCTCGTTAACGACAGCGCTATCGTAACCGTTTATCCAATGGCAGACCCACTTGACGCAACTGCTACCGAACTTCCTGACGAAATGAAGACGGCACTACGGCGCAAAGCAAACGCAATGATCCGCCGCCTTAAACGAGAAGTCCGTGCTCTTAACGTTCAGCTTGCGGAAAAGAACCTCGAAATTGCGCAGCTCGAATTGAATCGCGCAAAGGCACGTTCGAACAAAGTCATCGCAAGCATCGAAGCAAAGATTTCCGTTTTGAAATCCGAATATAGCGAGCTTGCGGCCAAACGTTCGGAATTAACCGAGAAGGAAAAAGGAGTCGCCGCCTATGTCTAACGCATGGATATTCGAAATATTTGCGGTGATTGCTTTGCTTTGTATTTGCGGACTTATTTACGAAGTTAATCGCGAAGAAGACGAATAATGGGCGGCGGACATTGCGGCCCGGCGCTCGGAGAATGTCGGGGTGGCCGTTAAGTAACAGAGTCGCGTCGCTACTGCTTTGCGCTGGTGGCGTTTCGGACGCAGATACCGGCATTTTGCGAGGGCGAAAAGCCTCAAAATTAAAACGTAGGGGGAAATCGAATGAGCATTAGAGACATTTTGAAGAAGCGCGAAGAAGATCGTGATAAGGCGGCTAGCGGCGAAAGCGAATTCCCGGAAGGCGTTACGCGTTATGTTCGCGTCGGAAGTCACGGGGAGATTAACAAAGATGGTCGTACGTTGGTTATGCTTGCACCGTACGAGGAGTGGTACGTCTATTTCGTACACGAAAACAAAGAATACACCGGAAAGGGCTACGACCACAAATTCCGAAAGCATACGTGCTTGCACTCCCCTCGTAGCACGGTCAGTGTTGACGAATTACAAAAATATTTTACGGCCGGGAAAAATGAGTGCATTTCGTGCAAAGCGGGAGCAAAACGAAAAATGTTCTTTATGATCCCGGTATACGATCCGAAATATAAGACTTATCGCGTTATCGATATCGCAGAGTTTCACGCAAACAAGTTGATGGATGATTTTGATAAAGCGGAGAAGCCGGTTAAGAAAATCCAACCGGAGTACACGATCGTAGGCCAAGCGGTTCACTTTAAACAGGCCGATAAAACTTACTCGTTGGAATCTGGCGATCTGCCTGACGATGTTCTCGAAGAAGCAAAAGCGTTTATCGGCATCGATTACAAATACGAAGAACTCGCAAACTTCCGAGACGAAGAGGATATCGTTAAGATTCTTCACGACGCGAAGGACGGCGTCAAGAAATCAGTGCTACCACTGTTAACGGAATCAGCTAACGAAAAATCTAACGAAATCAGTGACGATGATCTGCCGTTTTAATAAAACGAAGGAGGACGATTGAATGGCGCATCTCAAGGAAACTATCGGCAAGTATTCCGAACTGATCGCCCGCGCAGCTTTAATGGCCAGCGGGTGGCAGGCGGTATCAAAATCGGAGACAGAAGAATCCTTCGATATCAGCGCAAAAGATCCGGGAACTGGCGAATGGAAAACGTTCCAGGTTAAGACGATTCGGGACCGTAGAGAAGATCGCGGTTTCTTAACGGTGAACGGGCGCAAAGGAGACGGCCAGCCTTATACGCCAGAAGACGTCGACTTCTTCATCGGTGTGCTGATCGGTGAGGGGAAATTTCCTCGCGTCTGGATGATTGATAATCGCGGCATTACCGACTATTGGGGGCCGTCGGAGCGGGAAGGCAAACGCTGGATCGAAATGGATCTGAATTTTATGCGGGAAGATTTTGCGGAAAATAACGAAGCGGAGGCGGTATGATGGCGAAATTACACGGCGTTAAGACACTCGATATGGTGAACGGTGAAATTACAAAGGTTTCGTATGACGGTGCGGAGTATGTGAAGACGGAAAGTCCCGTTCAGGAGGGCGATCTATTCCTATTAACGGAAGGACACAGTGTGATCGGCGGCGATACCGGAGCGTTTTACCTAACCATTAAGGATTGGGACGGGGATATCGTTATCCCTACGAAATATGTAGGACTCGCTACAACCATACAAAAGATAGGGGACGGTATCGCATTTCGCAAAGTCTCCGCATCTCAACCGACATTAGAAGATCGCGTAAGCACAACGGAAGAGGATATCGAATCACTAAAATCCGACGTTGCTGCGCTAAAAGGCGAAACTGAACCGGAGTACGTACGAATTGCCATAGGCGAGGCGAAGGCGGGCGATTTCGTTAAGTTTGCCGATACTATGAGATCGTTTCTTACCCCGGGGAAATATTACGAAATTCTTCGCGTAGATGGTTTCGGAGATCTACATATCCGAGACGACGACGGTGACGTTTACGATACTCACGGGCATGATTTCGAAGTCTACCGAAAAGTCAGCGCCGCCGAGCCGAAGCCTGAACGCCTGAAAGTCGGTGATTATGCGAAGGTTGTTGCGAAAATCAGCGGCCATCTCGCTTGTGAAGGCGACGTGGTTGTAATAAAGGAAGACGACAAAGACTTTCAGCCGTTTCTTTGTGAAGACTTAAACGGAGGTCGTCTCGGATATTTCTACGAACGTGAACTCGTCCGCGCCACTGACGAAGAAGTTGCCGAAGCAAAAGACGCAGCAACTCGCGCAAAGTTTAAGAAAGGCGCTAAAGTTCGGTTGAAGTCTGGCGGAGGTGAGGATCCATTATACGGCTTTGAAAACGGAAAGGTATATACCGTAGTAGACAACGATTACCCACATAGAAGAACCGAAAAGAAAATTCAGATTGAATCCGATTGGTACTACGGATTCGCAACGCCTGACCAACTCGAACTCCTATCCGAAGAAGATGCCGTTGAGATCGAAAAATGGGCCGCAATCGGACGTAAGGTTGGCGAGTATAAGATCGGGGATATGGTTAAGTATTTAGTTGATCGGGAAATTTGCGAGGTTGTGGATGTCGACGAGGACGGTCGCGTAAAAGTCGCTACTCAGAACCACGGAAATTGCACAGAAAATCAGTCAAGCATCGAACTAATCGCGCCAGTCGAATCGCGGTTCGATCGAAAGGGCGACGAATAAGTGGGCGCAAAACCTTCCGCCATCTGTACCGCATGTAGCCGGGCACTAAACGAAGGGCGATCCGCAACATACGATTCGCTCTTCGACCGGTACTTTTGCGACAACGCTTGCTGGTCGGATTGGTATGCGGATAATGAGGCGGAATACAGACGGAAGTACGTAAGTCGCGAAGATTTATAACGTCGGATTCGGAAGGAGGATGCGAATGGAACTCGGAGATCTACGGTTGAATCTTAGCGCTTTGACGCCTAAAAATGACGAAGTTAAAAACGAAAAAGTTTCCGAAACAGCTAAGCGGAAGCAGAAGGCGAAAACGGCCGAACCGATCGAGGAGAGCTGGAGTCGCATATTCGCAAGCAAGCTATCGGAGACTGACCGCCAACGATTAAACGAAGTCAAGGCGGCAATGGAAGCGGGTAAATTGGCGCGCAATCCGTCTGACTGCGTGAACAAGGCCGGCAATCCGAAAGCGTTCAGCAAGGCGGAGGCCATGCGATTATGGAAGACGCTGCAAGAATCCCAGCGCGAAGAAACCTTGCGGAAGATGGTCGAGAACACGCCGGAAAACTACTGGCTGATTACGGACAAAGCGCGGCTCGACGAATTCCTTGCGTTGCTTGCAGACGAAGAAGAGATCGTATTCGACGTTGAGACAACGGGCACAGACGTATGGAACGACTACATTGTCGGGCATGTTCTGACGGCTATTAAAGCGGACATCCACGCGTATATCCCGACGAAACATAAGACGGACCATCCGCAATTGGATAACGGCTTTGTTGTCGAAAAGCTGCGGCCGTTTTACGAGGATGATTCGATCGGGAAGCTCGCCCATAACGCAAAGTTCGATATTCACATGCTGGATCGCGAAGGTATCACATTGCGGGGCCTTACGTGGGACACACAGGAAGCGATGCGGCTGCTTAACGAAAATGAGCCGTCCTTTGCGCTGAAAAATCTCGTCACGAAATATCTGCGGATTAAATCGGACACATACGAAGACTTATTCGGAAAGATCGGCTTTGACGAAGTGAGTGATCTACGAATTGCGCTTGCTTATGCGGCAAAAGACGGTGATGTGACGAGGAAGCTTCGCGATTTCCAACGGGAGCACCTGAAGAAGTTTCCGGATATCCTTCGCTACTATGAGACGGTCGAGGTTCCGTTAATCAGCGTTGTGCAGAAGCTTGAGTCAACCGGATTCGATATCGATCTGGATTTCGCAGAGGAATACGGTAAGGAGATCAAAACGGAGATCGATCGTTTGTATGCGGAGATTATCGACGAGTTGGGAGACATCAACATTAACTCGCCGGCCCAGCTGAAGCCTGCGCTAGAAGAAGCGACCGGAGAGAAACTCGACTCAACCGACGCCAAGAAGGTCCTAAAACCTCTTGCGAGCAAACATCCGATCATTAAGAAGCTGCTCGAATACAAAGAGAAATTCAAACTATATTCAACGTACATCAACGCTTTGCCGGAATTAATCGACAAGAGGACCGGCAAACTCTACACGAATTTCAATCAGAACGGCGCAAAGACTGGACGATTCTCTTCCGGCGGAACAGGCGTCAACCTACAGAATCAACCGAAGGAAGCCCGGAAAATGTTCGTAGCTCCTAAAGGATACGCGATATTAGGCGGAGACTGGAGCCAGCAAGAATACCGATGTCTGGCGTATTTCTCGCAAGATCCGAAGCTAGTCGATAACTACTTGCAAGGGGACGACCTGTACGCGTCAATCGCATCCGAGGTTTTCAATAAGCCGATCGAAGAGTGCGGCGACGGATCAGTCTACCGGAAACAGGCGAAGGTCATCATGCTTGCGGTTGCCTACGGAGGCGGCGCGAATATGCTCAAGGACGCTATCGGAATATCGAAGAAAGAGGCGCAGAAGTTCCTCGACAACTTCTTCGAAAGGTTTCCGGTGGTCAAAAAGTGGGTCGAAACGAATCAAGCTTTCGTTAAGAAGCACGGATATGTTTGGATGGATCGCGGCCAACGTAAGAGACGCTTGCCTGACGCGAAGGACCGGAACGCGAAAGGCCATTACTCGGCTGTTTATACGCAGTCAACTAACGCAAGAGTCCAGGGATCAGCAGCGATCCAGACCAAAGCGACGATGATTGCGCTTCAAGAGTTATGCGACAGGAAGACGGCTGAAGGTCGCGGAGAATGGCGGATATGGTGCGTGGTGCATGACGAGGCGCTGCTTTTAGTTCCGGACACCATCACGCGAGAAGACGTTAAGGACTTCGAGGATGTCATGCTGAATACGTACGTTTTCGGCAACATTCCGAACAAGACGGATATCGAGATCTGCCGCAGATGGGGAAACGGTGTCTCGGTGGATGACTGGTTTAAAAATAAGGAGGCGGTTTGATGGGAAAGACATACGTTGTACTCGACTTAGAAACGACAGGACTCGATTATCAAAACGATCAGATTATCGAAATTGGCGCGATTAAAATTGATGATTGGTGTGACGAAATTGATCGCTTTCACACAATGGTTTCGCTAGAGGAAGGCCGGGAGCTACCGGAATTTATCACGAAATTAACCGGCATTACTGCGGAGGATCTCAAAGGTGCTCCGAGCGAGACCGACGCGCTTAGTAGCTTACGAGAGTTTATCGGCGATTCTATCGTAGTCGCGCAAAATGCTCCGTTCGATCTTTCGTTTATTAGTCGAGGCGGGATCGAACCTGAATGCTTTCATTGCACGCGAGCTATGGTGCAGTTTGCTGAGCCGGAACTGTCTGCGAGCCTGAAGAACGTTGCTAAACGCAATGGCATCTCGCTAGAGGGACACCACCGGGCACTAACCGACGTAGAGGCGACGATTGAAGTATTCAAGCGATATCTTCCACGGGTTGATGACGTATATAACGGCTTCCTAAATATCGTCCAAGATTCCGCTGATCGTCCGTTAAAATTCACGCCTAAAAACGCAGTCGTTAGAACGGTTCATCTAGTGGCGCTTGATCAACTCGACATAATGCGATTGCTGCGCGCTTTCCCGGAAGACCACGAAATGTTTTTTAAATTAGGCGGAATTATTGATCGCGCGATGAAAGGTCGTGATTAATTGACGAATTCAAACGGAAGATCAGCCGCAAATTCACTGCGGGCACATATAAAAGAGCCGACCACATACGCGCAGCAGATTGCGGATGAGTTGGTCGAATATCTAAACGAATGGCACTCGTTGCCGGAGACGTGGGATAACGCCCTGGACGCGCAGATTCATAAATGGTACGCCAATGCTCCGAAAGTCTTTCCGAAGAAGCCATATTTCTCGCCGTCATCTGCTAACGCTTGCCCTCGCGAGCTTTATCACAAGGCGATTGGATCTCCGAGAGATGAAACGAAGAAGCCTCCGTATCAAGGGCGATGGACTCGCATCGGTACGGCGATTGGCGATGTGATCCAGCGCGACATTCTCTTTATGGAAAAACATTTCGAGAAGAAGACCGGCCGCCCATGTCCGTTTAGCTTCGAAAAGAACGAAGACGGCACGCCAATGTTCGAGGATTTCGCGAAAAGGAATCATACGGTCACACATTGCGGCTACACGTTCAATCTTTACGGAACATGCGACGGCATCATGCGCTACGTAACGGAAGACGGCGAAGTGCTGCGCGTCGGCCTCGAAATCAAGTCGAAGCAGACAACCGCAGCGAAAACGTCCTTACATTCGATGCGTCAGCCGGAAGAAAAGCACGTCAAACAATGCGTCGCTTACGGTCCGATGTACGGCGTCGATCTGTACGTCATCCTTTACGTTAACGCGGCTAAGAAGTCGTGGGTGTATCCGGAAGGGGAATTCGAAAAGTCGCCGGATATGCGGGCGTTCGGAATCGAAATTACGGAGGAAGACGTCGAGCAGCTATTCGATAGATTCGTAGAAATACGTAAGTCTGTCGAGGAAAGAACGCCTTTACCGTTGGACCTGAACGGCTGGACGTTTAATGGATACAAGACGGCGATTGCGAAATCGTTGACTGACGAAGAGCTGGCGGAGCTTCGCGCAAAAGTGTCGCAAGTACGGAGATCGAACGTATACGAATCTACGAAACGGCAGTACGTTGAGGCGCTCGAATTTATCGAAAGAGTGCGGGCAGATGAGTAGCGCTAAGCCTATCCGGATCCTTGCGCTAGACATATCAACGAATCCAGGCTTCGCAGTCCTCGAAGTAAAGCGGCTGAAGTCGGGTCCTCGTATCAACCTCGTTCATGTAGCGTCTGTTAGCACGACAAGCAAGTCGCCGGACAGTCACCGTTATTCATATATCGAAGCTGCGGCAACTGTAGTTCTTCACGAGTACGGACCGTTCGACATGGTTGTCCGGGAGCACTTCACGAAAGGACGCGACAAACGGGCGACACAAACGGTGTTCGGCGCGTGGGCCGTCATCGACTTAGCGCTTGGTAAATACGGATACAAGGTGGACGTAGAGATACAGCCGACATCTGTTAAACGGGACGTGGCCGGAAAAGGGAGCGCATCAAAAGACGAAGTGGAGGCGGGCGTGCGGCGGATACTTTCGTTACCGGATGAATTTACGTTTCGTACGGACGATGAATCGGATGCGGTGGCGATTGGGCTTTCGTACCTGATTCGCGAGGGCGTAATTGATAAACCGAAGGAGTGATCGGATGTTTAAGCAGCGACTTATCGGAGCATCAGCGTATTTGATTGCGCTCACCTTATTACTCGGATTGTTTTCTGCGGGATGCTTGACTGGATACGTCATCGTGACGGCTCTGTTATCGGTCCCAGCGGTTGGCACAGTCGTTAAAGTCGGAATTACAATCGCGGTGGTTTTCATGGTAACCGCGTTACTCGCCGGATTAGCTGACCGACTGCACACCGCATACC